TAGTAGTTCACCGGCGCGCCTCCAACTCGGCTCTCGCGGCCTCGCCCATCACGGTGAACTGGCACGGCCCCAGGCCGCGCTCCTCCTCCATGCGCGCCACCTGTTGGGGCGATCGGGCCTTGATGGCGTCGGCGCGGGCGGCGGCCCAGGCCACGGCTGCAGCGCGGTCCCCTTCGGCCATCGCCCGTTCGATCAGCAGGCCCAGGTCGGCGATGTGTTGCTCGAGCTCGGGGTCGGTCATGCGGCTTGCTCCAGGAGGTCGGGCTGGTGGCCCTGCCGGCGCGCGCTGTCAATGCGGGCCTGGGCGATTTCGATGTACTCGGCTTCGCGCTCGATGCCGATGAACCGGAAGCCCTCCAGCACGGCGCCGCGGCCGGTGCTGCCACTGCCCATGAAGGGGTCGAGGATCAGTCCACCAGCCGGCGTGACCAGGCGGCACAGGTAGCGCATCAGGTCGGTGGGCTTGACGGTGGGGTGGTGGTTCGGCGATGTGCGGTCGGTGCCTTCGGCCTGGAAGCTGCCCGGGTTCTGCGTGCCGCTGGACCAGTTCAATGGCTTGCGGGCCATGTGCTCGCAGCCGTCATTGCGGTCGGCGCGGTCGGCCTTCGCGCAGTAGAAGAACCTGGCCGCGCTGCCGCTGTCGCCATGGAACGTGCTGCCAGCCTCGTCGCGGTTGCCCTTGAATGCGCCGTAGGCCGTGCGGAACTTGTCAGCGTTGCGCACTTTGCAGGGTGCAGCGGCGCCGGCCTCCCGCGGGAACAGCGCGACAACCTCATCGCTGCCGTCGTGGATCAGGTTCGCGGGCCAGCGTCCAAGGCTGTGAGGCTGTGCCACCACACCGGCGCCGCGCGATTCGTGTTCGTTGTGCCTGGCTGGTATGCCGCCTCGGCCTGTGATGGGCGCCCGGTCCTCGGTCGTCTGGATTCGGCACCCGTCGATGTTCAGTGCCCCGGTTCCGTGCTCACGCCAGTTCTGCTCGACCGTGCCGATCAGCGGCTTGCGCGCCACGCAGATGGGCTCCCAGGCCGGTTTGAGCGCCGTACCGCCCCATGGGCCGTTGTGAGACTTCGGGAAGCCCGAACCAAACACCCAGCCGATCTGGTCGCGGATCTCGAAGCCGGCCGCCTCGACCCCGCAGGTCATCCGGTGATAGGTCCGGGTGGATGCGAAGGTCAGCAGGTAGCCGCCCGGCTTGAGCACCCGGAAAGCCTCGCGCGCCCAATCCTCGGAGAAGGCCTGGAAGGCGAGCATCGCGGCTGGGGAGAGGTCGTACTTGCCGGCCTCGGCGGCAGTGCTTTTGTGGCCACCCATGTCGGTGGCTTGCGGGTCCGACGACGCAGCTGCCCGGCGATCTGCCGCGCGGCGCTCGATGTCCTGGCCGTCCCAAGCCTTGCCCATGAAGCGGATGCCGTAGGGTGGATCCGTCACCACGCTGTCGACGGTGTTGTCGGCCAGCGTGCGCATGACTTCAAGGCAGTCGCCGAGGCGCAGGTCAATCACAGCCTCACCCCCGTGCCCTTGATCCGCGCCGTCTTCACGGCGTCCGCCTTGGTGCGAATCACGATCTGATTGCGTGGCCCAGGCGTGTAGGGCTTGCGAACGAACAACTCCGGCGCAACCTCCTTGCACCGCTCGCGGCAGGTGTTGACCGACACATCGAACCGGCTGGCGATCTCTCGCCACTCGAAGCCCTCCCGGCGCATGCGGACCATTGCGTCCGCGTCAACTTCCAGGCGCTTGGCCAGCCCGTTGCCGGCCAACTCCTTGCCGCGGTGGGCCGGCTGCGCACCGGACTCCCAGGCGCGTTCGCTCGACTGCTGCTGCCGGCTCTTGGCAGGGTCGGGCGCCGTGAAGATCGACGGCCGGCCGCGCCAGTTGAAGGGGGACTCGGTTATCACGACACCCCCCGGTCCACAACGGGAGGCATTTGCTTTGCATTTCCGATGACGCGCCGCAGGCGCTGCTCGGTCAGACTCAGCACATGGTCAACCCCGTAGAGCGTCACATACAGCTGCGTGCGCAGCCACTCGGTCACGTTCATCCCGGCGTCGTGCGCGGCCCGGTGCACGTCGGCCAGCGTGTCGGCATTGACCCGGACCGGCGGCAACTCGGCGTCCAGCTTGCCGAAGATGTCGCTGTTCGCCGACCGGGCGAACTCGGTGATGTCGTCGGCCATCGCTCAGGACGCCGCAGTGGTGGCCGGGATGTGCGCCCAGAACTTGCGGACGGTTTCCATCCCAGGGTTGACGGTCGTGCCGTCGCGGATCTTCCAGATCGTGGTGAACGGAACATCGGAAGCTCTCGCAAGCTCCTGCACGCCAGCGTGCGACAGCTTTTCGAGGGCCTCTTTGACGGCTGATACGGGAGGGATGGGTGTGTTCATGGCCGCAGAATCTACCGCATTCGGTATGCACAGTCAACCGCATTCGGTAGACAAACTCCAGTACCGTATTCGGATGTCGGACAACAACACCCGAACGCAGCTCTGGGAAAACGTCTCGGCGCTGATGCGGCGGCGCTACGGCGGAGAGAACCTGACCAGGTTGGCGAAGGAAGCCAAGGTTGGGCCGGGCAGCGCGACCGGATTGAAGGAGCAAAGGACCAGCGTCGGGATTGACATCCTGGACAAGCTGGCGCGCCTATTCAAGGTCGAGCCATGGCAGTTGCTGGCGCCAGGGCTGGAGGAGCGGTTGCCATCGGAGCCCGCCGACCAGGCGGCAACCGATGTTGAGGACGCGAGCCGGCAGAACGCGCTGACCGAGAGCATGGTGGCGCTGGAGCTCGCCGTTGATGGCCTGGCCCCCGAACTACGTTCTGTCGGACGGGATGCCCTACGAAAATGGGCTGGCAACGACGCGAGCGCCAGCGAAACGGCTGGCACGCTCGCAGCACTGACCAAGGCCAGCCAGGCCTTGGCCACCCAAAAAAAGCCTCATGGGGCGGGGAGCAGCCCCCTCGGCAAGGCCGCGTGAAGCTCTACCTGGTGCGCGGCAATCTCTTGAATGCATTCGGGTGGATAGCCTTCATGTTCTGACGACCAGCAGCGGAGATAACCATGAACCTACGTTCCTACCATGTGGCAATCGCATGTCTGATTCCGGTCCTGGCCACTGCGCAGGTGCACAAGTGCGTCGGGCAGGATGGCCGAACCTCCTACTCCGAGGCCCCTTGTGATCCAGCGGCGAAGTCACGCCAGTCTGTCGCCATCCCGCTGACCGACGACCAAGGATCCGGCGCCAGTCCAAACACGTCAAAGTCCATGGTGGCAGCTGATCGCGCAGAGACGATCCGCCTGATGATCGGCAACGGCAAGATCGAGGAGGCTCGCGCGTACGCTCAGACGCCAGAGGAGCGGGCAATCGTCGCGCGCGCTGCGCCACCCAAGAGCCGGCGGCAGGTGACGCCGACCGGCGAACTGATTGACAAGGTGGCTGCCGCCAAAGCCAAAGCAGCGAAGGAGATGGGGGATACCTTGTCGAAGGCCTACAAGCCGTAGGCGTATGCTGATCCAGAGGTAGATGCCAGATGGGAAACACCGCGCTCGAATGGTTGCTACTGATTGGCCTGGTCGTGGCGGTGGGCTACATCATGTACTTGGAGAAGCAGCCGAAGACCGATGCAGAGCGAGCCCGCCGCGACGCCATGGCCGATCGCATGGCGGAAACCAGGCGGCGACAGGCGGAGAAGATGCAGCGTAGCCGCGGCATTCGACTTGATGATTGATTCCCTGGGGAACAGCTTAATTCCCCCGGTGGAACTGGGAGCACATTGAGGGATACCGAATTCGGTTGACATGTAATACCGCATTCGGTAGAGTTACTCCGATCCGCAACCCGCGGGAAGGAGTAGCCCATGGAAACCCCACCCCGGCCTGAACAGGCCGAAGACCCGCGCCAGATCGACGCGGAGTTCCTGGCGGCCAAGCTGGCCGACCCGCTGCGCCAGCGCGAGGCCGACCAGGCGATGCGCGCCGAGTTGCGTGTTCCTGCTCGTGCGCGGGGTGCGGCATGAGCGCCGCACAGAACGTGTTGGCGCACGTAAGGCCGACAGCCGTGCAAGTGGCCTGTCTGCTGCACTACGACCCACTGACCGGCGCATTGACCTGGCGGTCGACGTCCAAGAATGGGAATGTTCGCAAGGGTGATCTGGCCGGGTACATCTGTAAGCGCGGCTATCGGATCATTCGCATGCTTGGCCGCAACTACAAGGCCCACAGGGTCGCCTGGCTCTTGGTGCATGGCGAATGGCCTGTTGCGGATATCGACCACATTAACGGTGTGCGGGACGACAACCGACTTGCGAATTTGCGGGATGTTTCCCGGGCAATCAACCAGCAGAACTATCGCGTGGCGACGCCGCGCTCAAAGTCTGGGCTACTGGGAACGAGCTACCTGAAAGGCAAATGGAAGGCGCAGATCGGCGTCTTTGGCGTTGAGCGTTACCTGGGGACATTCGACACGCCACAAGAAGCGCATGCGGCCTACGTCGCTGCTAAACGCGCCCTGCATCCGGGATGCACGATATGAAGACAACGATCGCACTCGCGCTCGCCTTCTGTTTCGTGCTGTCTTACCTTGGGCCGGAATTGGATGACCACGGCGACGAGGTCGAGCAGGCGCGCGACCTTGAGGATGCCCAGCGCGCGGCCCAGGCGCGCCAGCGGTTTGAGCGCGCAGCGCAGCTGGTGTGCGGATCTCAGGCGGCATGGCGCGAGGCCGGCAACGGCGTCGTGCAGTGCCTGACCAAGCGCGGCCGCCCCACGATGCGCGTGGCGGTGCAGCCATGAGCGACGAAGCCATCCAACTGGTCGTGCACATCGCCCTGACCCTGGCGCTGCTGGCCGGCATCGCCACCGCGCTGCTGCTGTGGGTCGACGGCCTGCGCGACACCCGTGCGCGTGAGCGCAAAGCCCGCGAGGCCCTGGCCGCCGCGAACAAAGAAGTTTCCCGCCGGCCGCGCGTGCCGGACCCCTCCCCTCTCCCAACCCTTGAAAGGACCCAATGAACGCAATAGTCGAAATGCGCCCAGCCGGCGGCGCGCTGGCCTCCACGCAGGCCTCGGGCCGCATGGCCCTGGCCGAGATCATCCAGCACATATCCCTCGTGCAGGAAGTGATGCACACGGTCATGAAGCCCGATGTGCACTACGGGAAGATCCCGGGCACCGACAAGCCGACGCTCTACAAGAACGGCGCCGAAGTGCTGTGCATGGTGTTTCGCATCGCGCAGTCCTACGAGGTCGTCGATATGTCGACGGCCGACGTCGTGCGCTACCGGTCTGTTTGCACCGGCACGCATCAGGTGTCTGGACTGACTCTTGGCTCTGGCATGGGCGAGGCGTCCAGCGGTGAGGCCAAGTACAAGTGGCGCAAGGCCTACCAGTCCGAGTTCGACGCGACCCCGGAGGCACTGCGCCGCCAGTACAAGGGCTACGACAAGCAGCGCAGGAAGGAGTTCACGGTGCTGCAGGTCCGCACCGAGCCGGCTGATCTGGCGAACACCATTCTCAAGATGGCCAACAAGCGGGCCATGCTGGCCATGGTCCTCAACGTCACGGCCGCCAGCGACTGCTTCACGCAGGATCTGGAGGACATGGACGAGAAGCTGCGCGAGCACCTGTCCCGCAAGGAAGGGCAGGACGCCGCGCACGACGAAGGCGCCGGCACAGATGGCGGCAAGCGACCGGACCCCACCTACTACGCCCAGGATGCGTTCGACGCGAATCTGGCGACCTGGAAGAAGGTGATCGCCAAGGGCACCAAGCCGGGTGACGTGATCGCCAAGGTCAACTCGGCCAACCCGAAGACGCCATTGAGCCCGGAGCAGGAGGTCACGATCCGTGCTCTGGCCACGACTCCGGCCCAGACCGCGGGGGCGCCGGCGCAGATGTCCAGCGCCCAGGTCATGGAGCAGATGCGCGCCGCGAAGGACGAGGACGCGCTCAACACCGTCATGGATCTCGCCAACACGCTGACGCGAAGCGATGACGAGCGCCGGGCCGAGGAGGCCTGCTACGACGAATGCCTGGCCGCCCTGCGTGCCTGAGTTCCACCACCAACCGAGGATCATCATGGAAAGAATCGTTCACCAGCTGGTGCAAGGCAGTCCCGAATGGGATGCCTTCCGCCTTGAGCACGACGGCGCCAGCGAGGCCGCCGCGATGCTGGGCCTGTCCAAGAAGACGAAGCGCACCGAACTGCTGCACATGAAGCACACCGGCCTGCCCAAGGAGTTCAGCCAGTGGCTGCAGGACAACGTGCTCGACAAGGGCCACGAGATCGAAGCACTGGCGCGGCCGTTGGCCGTTGAGTTCGCAGGGGTCGATGGCTTCTACCCGGCAACCGTGTCGATCGGCCGCCTGAGCGCATCTTGCGACGGCGTGGACATGCTCGACGAAACCGCCTGGGAGTGCAAGAGTATCAACCAGGACAACCGGCCGATCGTGCTGGCCGGCAAGGTGCCGGAAGAACACATGCCGCAGTGCCAACAGGTGCTGATGGTGACCGGCGCCGATCGCCTGCTGTTCACGGTGTCGGACGGCACGCGCGAGAACACGCACCACGTTTGGGTCGAGCCGGACACCGACTGGTTCGACCGCATCCGCGCCGGCTGGCGCCAGTTCCACGAGGATCTGGCCAGCTATGCCCCGCCGGCCCCCGCAGCGCCACAGGCTGTCGCCGACCCGGTTGAGGCCCTGCCCGCGCCGGTCATCCAGGTCACGGGGCAGCTGTCGCTGCAGGACAACTTCAAGGTGTTCGAGGACCGCCTGCGCGACTTCCTGGCCAATCGCCTGATCCGCGAGCCGAAGACCGACGAGGACTTCGTGAACCTCGACGCCCAGATCAAGGCCATGAAGGCCGGCCGCGAAGCACTCAAGAGCGCGAAGGCGCAGATGCTGGCCCAGGTGCAGCCCATCGACTTGGCCAGCAAGACCGCCGACATGCTGGACACCCTGTTGCAGAAGAACTGCAAGATGGCCGAAGACCTGTTGAAGGACGAGAAGGATCGACGCCGCGATCAGATCGTGATCGCTGGCAAGGACGCATTTGCCAATCACGTCGCGGCCTTGAACAAGCGTCTGGGCCGGCCCTTCATGCCGAACATCCCGACGGACTTCGGTGGCTGCGTCAGGGGTTTGAAGTCGCTCTCCAGCATGGAGGACAAGGTGAACACCCACCTTGCCAATGCCAAGATCGCTGCCAACGAGGTCGCCGACAAGATCCAGATCAACCTGGACTACCTGCGCGAGCATGCGAAGGACCACGCCTTTCTGTTCGCCGACACCGCGACCATTGTGCTCAAGGCGCCGGACGACCTGGCCGCGCTGGTGCAAAGCCGGATCGGGGCTCACCAGAAGGCCGAAGCCGACCGCCTGGAGCGCGAGCGCGCACGCATCGCCGAGGAGGAACGGGTCAAAGCGGAGGCGAAGGTGCGCGCCGAGCAGGAGGCGGCAGCCAAGGCAGAGCGCGAAGCCGCCGAGGCGCTGGGCAAGGCGCAGCAGCCCGTTCCGATCATTGAAATGCAAGTTGGTCGCGTGGACGGCTTCATCATCAAGGAGACGCCGCAAGTTGTTGTGGAGCGCCGCGTACCGGCGTCCCATCCGACGCTGGCGCTGGGCCACATTAGCACCCGCCTGGGCTTTCAGGTGACCGGCGCATTCCTGCGCCAGCTGGGCTTCGAGCCGGCCGCTCAGGTCAAGACCGCCACCCTGTACCACGAGTCCGACTTCCCGGCGATCTGCCGCGCGCTGATCGAGCACATCGAGTCCGTGATCGAGACGGCCCCGGCCTGACCTGTCACTGCGCATGCCTCGCGTGCGGGGCATGCCAGTGGCGTCATCCCGACGCCCATTACCAGGAGATCCCATGTCGACCGCCGCGAAACTCACCCACGCGCGCCTGCTGGCAGTGCTTCGCTACGAACCTGAGTCCGGCCTGTTCTTCTGGCGGGTCAAGGCCGCCCACCGTCGCATGCCTGGCGATCAGGCCGGGAGTCCATCCAAGGACGGCCGCATCCGCATTCGGATCGACGGCCAGTTGTTCTACGGCTACCGCCTCGCGTGGTTCTACATGACGGGCCAATGGCCTGCGCAGTCGATCGACCACATCAACGGCGACCACACGGACGACCGCTGGGTGAACCTGCGCGACGTGTCGCAAACCCTGAACCTCCAGAACCAACGCGGTCCAGGAAAGAACAGCAGCACCGGCCTGCTTGGCGCGCAGCGAACCAGATCCGGAAGGTTCACATCAGCGATCCGCATAAACGGCCGGCGCCTTCGCCTCGGCACGTTTGGCATCCCCGTTGAAGCGCACGAGGCCTACGTGGCCGCGAAGCGTCAACACCACCCTGGCAACACCCTTTAACCACCACCAAGGAGAGAAAGCATGTCCACAGCACCGCGCTTCCCAGCGCCCCAGAAGTTCACCGAAGGGCCACGGCCCAACATCCCGATGACCCCCGTGTCCTCTAGTCAAGTGAAGGCCATCGGGTATGACCCGACCACCAAGTCCTTGGCTTGCCAATTTGTCCACGGTCCTGGCCACCTGTACGTGTACCCCAACGTGGAGCCGAAGGTGCACGCCGACTTCATGGCGTCGAAGTCGATCGGCAAGTTCTTCGGCCAGCACATCAAGGCCCTGCCGTTCGAGAAGTACGAGGCGCCCAAGGTCGAGGAGCCGGCCGCGGCCTGATTTTCGGGGCGGCCACATGGCGCGAGTGCTTCCCCCGGTGCCGAGCCGGCTGGCGCGATGAGCAGAGCGGACGCAACCTGGCCGCCCCAACCTACAGCCACCAACCACGAAAGAGCATATGGACGAATCGATCCAACGCGAACTACTGCAAGGCCGGACCCGCGCCAAAGCGCGCCGGGTCACGGCTGAAAACCGCAAATTGTTCAAGGCCGCGCTGATGCAGCTTGAGCAGGAAGGACCCCCGCTGAAACATCTCCCGCTGGTCGCCATCGCCAAATCGGTTCAGGCCATTTGCGGCGTTCCGGTCGCGGAGAGCTCCTTGCGCGCGCTGATTGAGGATGCCGGCCTCACCCCGCCGCCGATCGGGCCCGCCAGGGTGAAGCGGGATCCCGTGAACAAGCCCATCGAGGATGCCGATCAGCTGGAGGATGTTCGCATTCAGATACTCGCCTCTAGGCGCGAGCTGGAACGGGTCCGGGCAGTCCTGTTGGAGGCCATGGAGCAGTTGAGCCAGGCCTCTGAAGTTTGGAAGATCCTCCGCAACCATATGGTGTCCGTTTCCACCACGGCCGCCGAACTCCAGCGCACGTTGCAGAAGGCCGAGTCGTTGACCGACCAAGTCACGCCTACGCAAGCGTTGGACAAGGCGCCGCAGTAACCCAATCCACCCCCCTCACTACGAAAGACCATCATGCGTTTCGAGATCATCGGCAAGACCAAGGCCACCCTCTCCGACATCGACATCCAATCCCTCAAGAAGGGCCAGACCGAAGTGGTGCCCGCCGTGGCGCTGCTGTTCAAACTCACGCTGGCAAACCAGGTGCTGACCCAGCTGGACAAGACCCTGCTGCCCTTCCTGTACGCCAAGGCCAGCCCGGGCGCCGCGGCCCAAGGCACGCTCGATGGCGTGGCCGTGGTGTCCGACATGCCAGCCCTCACGCCGGCCGCCGTGAAGATCGGCACCTTGGGCTGGGACGACGAGCAGACCGGCGCGAAGGTCACGATCTACCAGGGTGCCACCGGGGCCAGCGACATCCGGCTCAAGGACTGCACCGTCAAGGTCAAGAAGCTGGACCCGAAGGAGGGCGGCACGGTGGACTTCTACCTGTCTGTCTACACCGCCGACGTCGACGCCGAGACGCTGGGTGACCTGGGCGTGCTCAAGAGCCACGAGCTCGACATCGAACTGATCGGCCCGGAGGTCGCCACCACCCCCAACAAGCAGCGCAGCATCCCCGAGGGCAGCAAGGTAACGCCGATCAAGAGCGCCAAGAAGGGACTGGGCACCGACGCCGATCAGGCCGAGCGCCAGGCCGCGGAGTTGGCGAAGGATCCGACGCAGCAGGCCGGCGGCTGGCCGTTCCCCAACGACCCGCCTGCGACCCCGGCAGACGCGCTGGCAACCGCTGTGGGCGCGCCGAAGTGAAGAACAGGCGACCGACTCCAGCGCAGTTGCAGCGCCTGGCCAAGGCACTGGTCCAGCTGGCCGAGGCCGCTGGGCTGGTGCTCACGGTCGAGCAGGTCAGCCAGCAGCCGCCGCGCATGGGCAACTACACCACGGTCGTGCGCGTGCGGCCGGCGAGGGGGCAATCGTGACCCTACCCTACGAATCCGCCACCAGCGCCATGACACAACCCAAGATCATGCCCGTTGAGGAGTGCGGCGCCATCGGCAAGTGCATGGCGCACCCGTCCAGCTACCTGAGTCGCATCCAGTACGGCGAGAAGACCACCGC